TGTACTATCTGTTTCATCGACTGCCTTAACAAGATTTGAATGTCTGAATACTGCATCAAAGTTTGCAAGGTTAGTATTATCAAATGTATTGATTGCACTTGTAACTAATGTCACCAATTCTCCATTAGAGTATTGTGTTGCATTCTCATTGTATTTGAATATACATGTAATTAAAATTTTAACTATGTCTGCATCTACGATGGTAGGTCTTACCGTCATCATATTCAATGCATTTAGTTTTGTTTGTACTGAAGCCTTTTCTGTATCTGATAGATAGTCTGAGTTCTTAGGTTTTAGTGCAATGAACACCTTTCCATATTCAGGCGGGTCATTGTCTTCACCACCCCATACTGCAACTGCATCTGCGTTCGGGTAATACTCACTGACCTTTGCTTTGTAGTCATTCAGTGTTACCAGTCTGTTCTGAGATGTATAGAACTTTGTTGCTTTAAATTTGATTGAGTCTATAGATTCTTTCTCTGCACCACCTGTGGATGCAATAACTCTTGTAGTTCTTATGTCTGAGAATCCGTTGATACTTCCCACCATTGCGAATTGATTAGCCCCATCTGCATGATTTTCATCTACCACAATATAAGTTACTGCAATTGAATCACCGTCTTTAAGAGCTGCACCAAGAACACCATCACCAAAATACAATTCAACAAATCCCTCTTCATTTTCTTGAGTATAATATACTTTAGAGCTTGTAGTAATTGCAGAAATGTTTGTTGACAATGCATATGTGCTTGTAGTACCATTTGATGTAACTGTAACAGATACCTTAGATTTGTCAACCCTTGAATTTGATAGTACGAATTTTGGATTTGCAACTTGACTATCAAAAATGTATATGTCTGTTGCATAAGTTCCTTGTACAAGGTTTACGTCCGTGTAATTGTAAGTAGTTCCATTCTGACTAGGTCTTACTGTTGATGTCACTACATAATTAAAATTAGTTCCATCATATACTGTCTGAAATACTGTTCCTCTCAACAATTGCATTTCTGCTGTTGTAGGAGATGTTCCATTTGCATTAATTACATTAGAACATGCAACATCAATTGTTGCTTCAGAAGCTGATTCAGACGCTGGAATGAATCCTAAATCCTTTGCACGAGATACTACATTCTTTCTCATTTGTGCAGAGTCTAGGAATAATTCCGAAGCTGCTATGTTTGTATTGATTGCACCAATGTGTGATGAGTATGCAAGAAGGTCAATCAAGACCGACATATTTGACCCTTCAAAATCATAATCTTTAAATTGGTTTTGACCCTTTAAATAATTTTTTAGATTTTCTGCAATCGAATCAAAGTCTAAATCTGTGACGTTTATTTGTGAACTATTTGTTGCCATCTTATCTTGCCCTCGTTACGGTGAACGTTAAATCTTGATTTTTTACACCGTCGGTTATGTTATAAAAGACAGTTACTTCCATCTCGTTTCTTTCTACTTCACCAAATAAAACTGTTACATTTTTGACTCTTGGTTCGAAAGTCTCTATTACTTCTTTCATAGTAGACTTCATTCTATTTACTTTTCTATCGGTGTCTAATTCGAATAACAGGTTTCTGATAGACCCACCAAAGTTTGGTTTGAAAGGTCTTTCATATTTGTTGGTAAGAACTATATTTCTTACTGCTCTACGAATTGCATCTGTATCTGTTTTGGTTGTAATGTCGCCAGTAACAGGATGTGGTTTCAACGCAATATCCATATCAGAATAGAGATTTTTTGTTGCAACTGTTTTTCCGTTATTTATTAGTGTCTTTGCCATGTATCTATTTATACTCGCTTACTTATTACTAACTTGGTTTAACGGAACTATATGTTCCCGAACTAGAACCACCACTCACAGTTGTTTTATGTGTATGAGATGAAAGCTTAGGTTTATTACCTTTCTTAGTTTGTATCTCGCCATCTGCAACAATACCTTTCTTATTTGTTTGTTCTCCAGTGATATGAACTGTTCCATCGACTGTTAAGTTTGTAGTCATTGTTGTTGCTGGTGAAGTGAGTGTTGTGTTACCCACTACGTCTGCGTTTAGTGTTCCACCAATCTGTGCATCTACGTTACCTTCGGTCACATCTAGATTGACATTACCTTTTGATACTGTTGTAAGAACATTTCCTTCTGACACTGTCGTTGTCATGTCTCCCTTCAATATGTTTGTTGTTACATTTCCTGTATTCACATTGATAGTTACGTTACCTTTCTCTACGGTTATGTCTGCATTACCAGCGATGTAAATCTTGTCATCCTTACATACTACTTGATAGTGGTCATTAACTATTCTAGAAACTTCTGAACCATCGGGATGTATCTCATGAAACGTTCCCGACCTATGGTGTAAATTGATTCTTTCTTTAGTTGGGGTATCATCTATTTCTATTAAATGACCCGACTCTGTTTGAGTAACTTTATTATATGGATAGACTGGTTCCTCTGCACTGTCTAGGAATCCCTCTAGATTGTCTGATAATTTATGGTCATATAAAGTTCCAGTTTTTAGTGTTCCTCTTGCAAAGGTTGACAAATCGGATTGGTCGGTGTATAATGGATAGAAGGGTAAATCACTTTCAGTAAGTTCTGTCTCTGTAATCTTAGAACCAGTTGCATCATACATGACTGTAATTTCTTTTGGTGTTTTTGGTGCAGTATCTAATGCAGTTGTTATTCCGAATCCTCGTCTAACATCTTGTTTTGGATTAGGCCCATCGGGGGTGTCTTTATAATCTTCAACGGTTAATTTTCTTGGGTCATTGAAACCTCTTTCAACTGACCTAGTAACCTGTTCATCGGTCACAGTTTCCTTATAACCTTTTTGTGGGATACCTGCTGATGTTCCAAGAATGATAGGGTCTTGTTTTAAATCACCATCTCTGTAATGTCCAAATACTGTACAACCTTCTATAAGTCCATGTTGAGTTCCTATACCCGAGAGTCCAGCTGCAGTTGTAGGTAGAATTACTTGACACCAAGGTAAGTCGGGTGTTGCAATCCATTGTTTATTATCAGTGTGGATTCCATGTATACGTACACGTACTCGACCTATCTTTAAAGGGTCTTGTCTATCTTCAACTATACCATAAAAGTAATCCATTATGTTGTCTCCTTGGGTGGTTTCTCACTATCTGCTAAACCTGGCGCATCCACAATCTTCATTGTGTAACTTTCTTTTGCACACTCTAAATGCATATGCCCTGTTGCAGAAGTTATTTCCATGTTACAACTAAGGTCGGTTATTAGATATCTATCATCATTCAATGTATCACTAACATTACCATCTATTGTTTCTGCACTTGGAATGTTTAGTTTAATAACTGTCCCTACTGAGATGTCTGTTCTTAATGGTATCGTTACAACTATTCTTTGTTGTGATAAAATTTCTAGTAAAGCTCTTCTTTCTAGTCTTGCATTATCTTTGGTTTTACTTCCACTAAAAATTTCATTGGTTGAAATATCATCTGCATTATCAAATGAATGATTTGACGTATAACCATATTCCACTCTAGTGTCAAATTGTTTATTCATTGCAATGTCTACATCAAGTTCAATTATACTTGGTGCTTCTCTCTCATCTATCTGATTGTTAGCAGATAACATAATTTCTTCGTCATCTGTTATTATCAATGGAAAGCCTGAGACATGCTTTTGACCTTTAGACATTGATTCTTGGTAATCATAAACAATATCTTCTTCTAGTTTTCTAACTGGGTCATATATTTTCATGGATGAACCGTATGCACCACCAATCAATCCAGCAAGTGTGTCAAACTCTTGAGGTTTATAGTAACTTAGTATAACACTATTAAGACCGCCCGGCGCATTCAAATCGACTTTGTCTGTGTCTAAATCACTCTGAGTTGGTTTGTAGGTAAACTCCATTGGGAATTCTCTTTGCATCATTCCTTCTACTGAACCAAATCTAAATCCACCATTAAGAGTCTGATAGAAGAACATTGAGTTTTTCCATCCTTCACTTACTTCTGAGTTTGCAGTGTTGATAATGTAATCCATAAATCTATTCACTGACCAATTAGGACAAATGAATTGATGGTTTGCTGTTTCAGTACTTTCCCATAAATCAAATTCTTCGGGTTGGAAGTTTGCTTCGTCTAATAACGCATCCTGTAACATTTGACCTCTAGAACCTCTGAAAACTCTACTAAGTCTTTTCTTTTGAACATAGAACTGTCTAGGGTCAACAAACTTTAATACATAAGACATAGTAGACTCTTTAGGTCTTTGAGTGTTTTCTACTTTGTATATTCTAAAAGTCTTATCAATAGTAAACTCTTTGTCAGCTTCTTCATCAAATCCTTCTTTTTGTTTTATAGATATACGAATAAACTCTTGTCCAGTAAAACGATAATTTTTAAGTAACCCCAATCCATCGATGAATGATGCTTGACCCGAACAGAATTTGGTAAAGATTGATTCGTATAAAGTTATACCAATGCATACACTATCAACCACGACTGTCTCACCATGTTGGTTTATAATTGTAAGTGCTTCGATGGAAAATCCACCTGCGATAAAATTGCCTTCGGCCATTATGAACTCATTATTCTATCAAACTCTTGTACTACTTTTCTTATGTACGTTGGTCTAATAATTTTTATTAATCTTTTTTCATCATTTCTATCAAACTCATCTTGCCATAGTGATACTGAAGTGTATCCATTTTCAAAATAGTTTTTTCTTAATCCGTTATTATCTTTATAATATGCAATGCCATCTATTTGATTAATTGCATTCAAAACTGTGGCGGACTTTCTAGAGATGTCACCAGTAATAGTATCATTGCCCTCAAAATCTAGTGTACCTTCTACTCCGATTCTATTATATGTAGGTTGCACTTTAATGACGTGTCCTTTGTTACCATCATTAGATGTAATTTGTTCACCCAATAGAAACTTCGAGGTTTGGTCTATCATATCAGAAGTATTACTGAAAATTAACCATTGGCCTGGATATTTTTGTTTTAAATATGTTTCAAATGTTTGTGTGTCTTTATGCCAGTCAAAATACGATTCCATTTGATTGACTAATAATAAAGTCCAATGTAGGTCACCGTTACCATAAATCTTACTTGCAACGATATCGGGTCTTTCACCATCTTCTAATTCATAGTACTCATAATCAACAATACTATTAATTGCATTTTGTTCTATTGTAGACTTTCTAAAGAAGTCTTTAATTGTAATCCATTTACCATTTGGTAATTTGTAATTGGTTGTAGGAAAGTTCTTGAAAAATTGGTTTGCCATTATTAACCACCATCTCCACTAGCATTGGTAGCTGCTATTGTTTCTGACCTTCTCATTGCAAGAGATGTATTACCACTACCGATACTCTTATCTGCTTTGCTCGATTTAGATATCTGTTGATAATTTTCTTGAGTGAGTATTTTAATTTCTGTAAATGATATACCCATTGTTGTAGATACAGGGTATCCATCTTGAAACAGTTTAGTTGAATGACTAGTAGACACACTTGTACAAACCATAGGTAAGAAATCATCAAACTGTTTTGCAATCGGGCCCTCCCAACTTAGCTTGAAAATATTCGGATAGTTGAAGTAGTTTTCTACTGCAGTATCCCCTTCTGCATTACTATATGTATCGGGTAACATTGCTGTTTTAAAGTGATGTACAATATCTTGAACTGCTTTTGCTTCATCTGCATTTCTAGGATAAAACTCATAGTCAAAACTAAAGTCTCTAAATCCTACTCCTTGAAACATCTGTTCTTCCATAGGATTGACTGCTCTTCCAGCAAGGAAGTTACTTGCATCGCCAACTATCATTGATGCAATAGAATCTATACCTGTTTGTATTGCATTTTCTAATGCAGTTCCCATTGCTTGCATTGTGGAACCATCCATTTTACCATTGAAAGAATCTTTTATTTCTAATGCACTTCTAATACCTTTACCAACTCCAGTTGCTGAGTATTCTGCTTTAACGTCATCTCCAATTTCAGTTGGAACATATAAATATATGTTGGTTGACTCCTTACCACTAAGCATATTCCTGTTGTTTTCCCCTTCTCTTTTCTGCCTTGGTAATGTTTCGAAAACAAGAAAGTTTTCTACCCCATCCCCAATTGGATATTGCAACTCTCTGTAACTTTGTTCGGGGCTATGTTTTGCGTAAGCTTTTGATTTAACTGATTCACGAGACTTTTGTAAACTTGCACGTCTATTGTTGAGTGTATTTTCAGCTTCTAATTTTTGTTGTGCTAATTTATCTGCAACACCACCAAAAGCAGTTCCTTCAATCCCCTTGGTTGCCATGTCTTTTATGTCGTAACCTGTCCCACTGATTTTTGCTTGTATTCCCTTAAGAGATTTAATTGCTTGTTTCCCTTGGTTTACTTTGTTTAGTATTTTGTTGATATTCGGCATTTAGAATCCCTATAAATAGTTCTTGTTAATTATGGTTACTGTTATTTATGGCATATTCGGGTAAGTTCAAACCAAAGAACTACAAAAAATACAAAGGAGACCCCACTAAAATCTATTATAGGTCTTTATGGGAGCGTAGATTCATGGTTTACTGTGATGAAAACAGCAATGTATTAGAATGGGGTAGTGAAGAAATCATTATACCATACATTTCACCCTTAGACAAAAGACCACATAGATATTTTCCCGACTTTTACATAAAGTATAAGAATGCATCGGGTCAAATACTTCGAGAAATCATTGAGGTCAAACCTAAGAAACAAACTAGGCCCCCAAAACAACCAAAACGTAAGACACAACGTTACTACAAAGAGGTTGCAACCTATGTAGTCAATGAAGCAAAGTTTAAAGCTGCAGAAAGCTTCTGCAAAGATAGAAAATTTGGATTCCGTATACTAACCGAAGACCACTTACTCCCAAAAAAGGTAAAAAAATGAAGAAATTATATGTATTTGATTTGGATGGAGTCTTGATTGACTCAAAAGCAAACATGGAACTGGCATTCAACAAGTTAGACACTGGTAAACCTTTTGAAGATACCACTAATACGTTCCCAAGTTATTTTAAACACATTGGTAAACCGTTCAAGGATATCTTAACTGAGATGGGTATACTTACTGACCAAGATGAGTTGATGAGAAGATACAATAGATACTCTGCAGCGAATTCTAACTTGATAAAGTTTTACGATGGTGTAGAAAAACACCTTCAATCATTGGAGCGTGATGGTAAGAAATTAGCCGTGGTAACTTCGAAGTCGAAATTACGAGCTGATGCTATTCTTGCTGAGATTAATGTCAATTTTGAAATCATATGTTGTCCCACTGAAGGATTGAGAGGGAAACCATCCCCCGACCAACTACTATATACCCTTGCATATTGTAATACTGACCCAAGTGATGCAGTTTATGTTGGGGATATGCAAGTAGATATGGATTGTGCAAACAGAGCTGGGGTAGATTTCATCTATGCAGAATATGGATATGGAGATATAGAATGTTGTTGGAACAGAGCAAATTCAATCGAGTCGGTTTAATACCTGCTCGTTGGGGTTCATCTAGATTTGAGGGTAAACCCCTTGCATTAATCTGTGGTGAATCTATGATTAAAAGAACCTATGACCGTGCATCGGCTTCGAAGAAACTAGACAAGGTCTACGTGGTTACGGATGATAACAGAATTGAATACCATTGTGAGATATTCAATATACCTGTGATAAGAGTTGATGATGATTGTGAAACTGGTACCGATAGATGTGCAATTGCATCTGAACAAATAGATGCAGATATCTATGTTAATATTCAAGGTGACGAACCCTTGATTGACCCCGAAGCAATTGATAGACTATGTGATTATTTTAATCCTAATCTTGGTGTTGCAAATGCATATGTTACAATCGAGGAACCTTACAAGGTCATGGACAACGATGTAGTAAAGGTTGTGTTTGATTCACATCATTGTGCAATGTATTACTCACGTCTTGGTATACCTTTCCCACGAGGTGAGGATGCAAGGGTACATCAACAACTTGGTTTATATGCATTCACTAAAGAACGTCTACAAGAATTTTCTGCATTACCTATGCAGACTTTAGAGAGAGCTGAAAGGGTTGAGATGTTGAGATTCTTAGAACATGGATATAAGGTTCTAATGATTCATGTAGAAGATGATGGTCTATCAGTAGACACACCTAAAGATATCAAACTAGTAGAGGATAGAATAAATGCATATAACTGAAGACCGCCTACGAGAGGCCTTCGAAAATAAATCTAGAGTATCAATACCAAAGATAGCGACTCTAGCTGAATGTAAACATTGGCATCCATATCACCCTAAGATGTTTGGAAAGAATTTGTTGGAGTATATCCATCATATCAATGTTGCAGAGAATAAGACCGACGATGATTCACTGAGAAACGAAGCACAGAAACTAGTTTGGTTAATAGACCAATACAAAACAGTAGGGTTTTATTCTACACCACAAGCATGGATTAAACCAAACGGTAGATGGAGAGTACATCCAGGCTCCGTTCGTGTAAATGCTCTGATACAATGTAAAGCTTATGAAACAAAATTTGTTGTTTGGGATGACTCCAATTACTTACCCAACAATAAACAAATCACTTATGATGATTGGATAAATGAATTCCCTATCCCCGAGGGTAGAGATACTAGGTTCTTTGATGTTGAGGGTATGATTGAGTTTCATATATCTGAAGACCGTCCCGAAATGTATGAGTACTACTATAGACTTAGAGAATTATATGAGGGTAAGAAACCTAGACTCATAGGAACCTGTGATGAAAGTATAAAACATCTATTCGGAAATGGTAGAGTTACCGTTACTGGTCATATCACTGAAGAAGACCTCGGGTCATTCCTAGAAATAAATCCATCTAATCGAAAAGTTATAGAAACTAATTTTAGTATTGTAGCCTAGAATACATAAATAGTTATATGGTATCAAGAGTCTTATTGTCAGCAGTAGCAAAAATGTTACCCGAAGATATAGAATCGGGAACTGAAGATAGTCTTGAATGGTTTAGAACTAACGTAAGAGATATTAAACTAAGACCCGATAGATTAATGGGTGGACTGAGTGCAGTTACATCTAGTAGTTTTAAGCAGGGTAAAGTATACATGTTTCACTACGATGCTAAATGGCAAGATGAATTGCCTTACTGGGATAAGTACCCAATAGTGATACCAATAGAACAATATAAAGATGGGTTCTTAGGTATTAATACACATTACATTGCACCTAGACATAGAACTGCATTACTCAGACCCTTATTAGAAGAGCTAAGAGGCAATACAATAGAGGGTGATGGAGATACTAGAATGGAAGTTGATTACAACATCATTCAGTACAATAATGATTTAAGGTTTGCAAAACCTTGTATCAAAAGATATTTAACAACACACATAGGTGCAAGAATAGTGGAAGTACCTTACCAACAATGGGAAGCAATATTGATGTTACCACTTGCAAAATTTAACGTCAACGCAAATACTGTGTATGCAGAGAGTCAAAGGAAATTCTAATGAGTATAACAATAGATACGTTTAAAGCAAATTTTGATGTAGGTGCAAGAGGAGACCATTATGATGTTGCTATTATAGCACCTGCTGGATTAGGATTTCAGTTCGCTGCAGAAGACATGCTTAGATGTAGAAGTGTAGATATGGAAGGTTCATCTTTAGGAACTAATACAAGAGACCAATACAATTCGGGATATGAAATCCCCGACGGAACTGTAGACCAAGGTGGGTTTGTTGACTTAACCTTTATATGTGACCAATCATTTCATGACCGTGCATTAATTGAAGCATGGCATCGATGGATTTACGAAGCACCATACACAGGTGGTGCTGGTGGAACTCAAGGTTCTGCACAAATACCAGTCATGAAATATCTTGATGAATACATCGGACAACTTGAAGTGTATGCACTGAGAAAGGACGAAACTAAGTCTTTAAAATATTGTTACTATGACGTATATCCATCATCATTCGATACTCAAAGTTTTGGTGCAGACTCAAGTGGTATACTAGAAATTAGTATGTCATTCCAATACAGACATTACGATACAGAATACATGGTAGAAGATAGGAAGCCAAATAGAAATTACACTGAGATATATGATGGTATGCTAGCAAAGCAACCAAAACTTCCCGAAGCTTCTGCACTAAATACTGGAAGAAAGATTTTAGATTCTACTTTAGACGCATTAAAAGTCGGAAGTAGATTTAACGATAAAGTTGGTGGTTACCTTAATAAGTTATCATCACTTGACACCGCTGCCACTAAGTACAAAAACCTAGGAATAGGAAAGTTACTGGGTGGTGGTTAATTAATTATGGAGTATAATTATGGCCTTACCAATTCAAGCAACCCCCACATATACATGTGAATTGCCATCAACTGGTACTGAAGTAAAATTCAGACCGTTCCTAGTAAAGGAACAAAAGATTCTTGTCATTGCACAAGAAAGTGAAGACCCGAAAACTACACTTAGTGCAGTTAAGGATTTGATTAATAATGTGACGTTTGAGAAAGTCAATGCAAATGAATTGACTATGTTTGACCTAGAGTACTTGTTCTGTAAAATCAGAGCAGTATCAGTAGGTGAAACGATTCCATTAAAGTTGGCTTGCATGTCAACTGACTGTAATGGAACTGGTGAAACAGTAGTTAACTTAGATGACCTAACAGTAACAGAAGATACTGGTGGTGACCCTAAGATAATGATATCAGATGACGTTGGTATTATATTAAGATATCCAAAGGTTAAAGATATGGAACAAATTACTACTGCTTCTGAAGACCAACAATCGATAGAAGTTCTTAAGGCATCAATCACACAAATTTTTGATGCAGAGAATGTCTACGATGAGGCTGATATGTCAGCTGACGATAAATCAGAGTTTGTAGAAAGTTTAACCTTTCCACAGATTGAGAAGTTGAGTGCATTCTTTAACGGTATGCCCAAACTTCAAGGTAAGATTGAATACAAGTGTAACACTTGTGGTAAGTTGAATGAGAGAGTATTAGAAGGACTACAAAGTTTTTTTTAATAACCCTTTCTCATGAGTCGGTGTTTAATTTTTATAGCACCAACTTTCAACTAATGCAACACCACAAATACTCGTTAGACGAATTAGATTCAATGATACCTTGGGAAAGGGAAATCTATATTAAATTGCTCATGCAACATCTAGAAGAAGAAAAAGAACGTCAGAAGGCAGAACAAGCCAAAATGAGAAGATAACGTTTAATTTAAACTAGAGGATACAAAAATGAGCGACATGGAAAAATTTCAAGGCGACATGAGTCGTAACGAAGTAGAAATTGACTTGAAAAAGTTTATGAGTATGGTTTCTGAAATCGGTGATTTGAAACAGGAAATCTTTGAACTAACTCAAGAAGATAGAAAGAACCCTTGGCAGAAATGGATATTTGCAGCTAAGACAATTGATGCATGGAGAATTATACCTCGTGCATTCCTAGGTATTTACATGTACCTATTATATTATGCGACTTTTTGGTTTATGGACTTAACAGACCCAACACTAGAACAATCGGGATTGATTTCCGTATTGGTTGGTGCTGGTGCAGCTTGGTTTGGTCTATACACTTCAAGTGCAGCGAAAGAACACGCAGATACAAACCCTAATTAGGAAAACATAAATGGCTGAGACCAACGCAGATATAAAGAATTTTACAGAAGGTTTAATTGGAAGCTTGAACAGGGTAACAACTGGTCTTGCTTTCAAGCAGTCTGCTGAAATAATTAAAGCAAACGAAAGAATGAAAGAGTCTCAAGAAAGACTCG